AAACGAAATTTTAACGGAAGACGACGAAGAAAACTAGGCCGTAGTGCCGGAAGGGATTGGCGTATGCCAATTGATTTTAATAAACAGGACGAACCAGATTTACGCTCTGAGCAGGAATGCTTTCCAGATGTAGATCCAGGCGTTGAGATTCTTGGAGACCGAGTACTGGTGCAATTACGCCGGGAAAAGACAACAAGTAAAGGCGGAATCATCCTAGTTGATGAAACCAAACAAACCTTACGTTTTAACGAAACAGTAGCTAAAGTACGTGCAATTGGAAATTTGGCTTATAAAAACCCAGATGACCTAACCCCTTGGCCAGAAGGCCCTTGGTGCAAAGAAGGCGATTTAGTTCGCACGATTAAGTACGGTGGCGATCGTTACGTTGTGCAGCCAGAAGATGATGGCGCTCCAGTGGTGTTTATTACACTACAGGCGCGTGAAGTGATTTCTAAAATCAAATCATTTGAAGCGGCGCAAAAAATGAAAGCGTTTGTAGATTAACTTTTGAAAGAAAAGTATGGCAGATAATGAAAAAGACGTTCCAATTAGGGAACAAGATGATGGTTCAGTTTTAGCTAAGGTTCAATTACCTGAGCAAATTGAAGACGACGAAGTAGAGGTAGAAGTAAAGCCTGAAGAAAAGGCTTCTGCAGACGAAGATGAAAATGAAGAAGATCATCTTGATGATTCTGAGTTAAACGATGCAGAAACAGAAGAAGATCGCGAAAAAATCCGTGAAGCTAGGCGCGAAGAGCGCAAACTCAAAAAAGAGTTAAAACGCCAACGTGAAGTTTCCGCAAAAAACAAGATTCAAGCACTTGAGCGACGCAATGCCGAATTAGCAGAACGTTTAGCCAAAGTAGAAAATACTGCAACATCCTATCAGTTTGCACAACTTGATAAGTCTATTGAAGACGAAGCAACCAGAGTTGAATATGCAAAAATGAAGATGTTGCAAGCTGCGCAAGCTGGCGACGTTGCCGGTCAAGTGGAGTACCTAGAGCAGTTAACAGACGCAAAAGAGCGTTTAAAACAAGCTCAGTATTACAAAAAACAACAACTCGATGAAGCGAAAGCACCAAAGCAAAACGTTCCAAACCCCGTAACAGATGAAGTTCAAAAGAACGCAACTAAATGGGCAAAACGTAATTCTTGGTTTGATCCGCAAGCTCGAGACACAGATAGTAGAATTGCCAAAGTAATTGACCAAGAACTAGCCGCCGATGGTTGGGATCCAAGCGATCCTGAATATTGGGACGAGTTAGACAGTCGACTACAATCCCGTTTGCCGCATCGATATGCAGCTAAAGACAAAGCGGTAAAACGCTCAGGTCCAACAGCTTCAAGCAGAGTGTCAAACAGTGGCGGCGGATCTAAACCTGGAACCATCACGCTCTCGCGTGAACGTGTTCAGGCAATTAGAGATGCTGGTGCATGGGATGATGTAGAAAAACGAAACAAAATGATCAGAGCATATGCTCAATATGATCGTGCAAATAAAGGTTAATTATCATGGCAAATACAAGAATCAAACGTGACTTAGAAGATCGTTTACAAGATCGAGTCGAAGAAACAAAAGAACGGATGGCTGAAGCCGATCCGACAACTAAAAGCAAGCGCGAACGTGCAGAAGCGTTCAGAGACAAATGGCAGAATAGCGCGCTACCAGACCTTCCGGAAGGTATTATTCCGGGTATGCATTTGTGCTGGTTATCCACTACAAATAATTACGACAGTATCGACAAACGTGTAGCATTGGGTTATGAGCCAGTTAAAGCCTCCGAATTAGGAAAAGGCTTTGAAGGACTAGGCAAAATGAGCTCGGGCAAGTTTGAAGGCTGTGTTAGCTGTAACGAAATGGTTCTCTTCAAATTACCAGAAGAAATCTATCAAGAAGTGATGCGTATGATGCATTTAGAGGATCCGCTAGATCATCAACGAAATATTACCGCGCAAGTTCGAAGCACTGCTCAGGACGGCAAAGGTGGTAGATCTATTCTTGAAGGTGGTGTTCTGGAAATGGAAAAAGAAGCCGCAAAAGCAAATAGTAATATTCGCTTTCAATAACATACTTCAATAATAACAAAGGAAATAAAACTAATGTCAACAACATTAAAACCCTTTGGTCTGAAGCCTTCGTTCCACCCAAGTGGTTTGGACCGTTCTACACCTTTCGCAGGTACGAACTCCTACATCACCGGAACAGCCGACTTTTCTCCTGCTTACGCATTGAGCGCTGGTGAAGCATTTTACCAGTATCAACCCGTAGCAGTAGTACCAGATGGCTCTGGCGCTCTGACCTATGCTTCATCCACTAGCGATCGTTTGATCGGCTCTTTTGACGGTGTTGAATTCACCGATTCACAAGGTCGTCGCTCTGTTGCAAAATGGATCTCTAAAGAGGCACTTGATGCTTCTTCACAAATCATTTTCTGGCTCTTTACTGATCCAGCATTGGTTTATGAAATCCAAGCTACCGGTTCTTTAACACAAGCATCAATCGGTCGTGATTTTAACTTCTCTAGCTCTGTTGGTTACAGCGCCAAGTACGGTCAAACTATCGGTGTTTCCGGTGGTGCTGGCTTCTCTACTTGTGCTTTAAACCCAACTCCTGTAGCCCTAGGCGCACAGGGACAAGTTAAAGTAGTTGGTTTAGGTCGCGAAGTAGCTTACCCAACAGGTGAACTAAACGCATGGGGTGATACATACACCATCGTTCAAGTTCAAGTCGCTAACAGCCAACTCGTCGCTCCGTCGCTGTCGGTTTAACGAAAGAAAGGACTAAAACATGGCAACCCCAATGCGCAGTACCGACTTTCGTGCGGTAGTCGAACCGATTATCAACGAAGTCTTTGATGGCGTTTATGAACAACGCGCTGACGAGTGGAAAGGATTTGTAGAACAGATCCAAGGTATTCCACGTAACTATCACGAAGAAGTAATGCTGTACGGTATGAACGCAGCTCCTGCAATGCCTGATGGCACTCCAGTAAGCTACGATCAAGGTGGTACATTGTACATCACCCGCTTTATCTACCAAATCTATGGCTTGGCATATGCCTTGACCAAAGTTTTGATGGAAGACGGCGATCACATCCGTATCGGCTCTACCTTCGCAAAACACTTAGCTCAATCTATGATTGAAACTAAGGAAACATTGTGCGCTAACTTGCTCAATTTCGCATTCACAACCGGCTATGTTGGCGGTGACGGCGTTACTTTGATCAACACAGCTCACCCTGTTGCAAACGGTTTAACTTACAGCAACAAATTGACTACTCCTGCCGCTCTCTCACAGACTTCTGTTGAGCAGATGTTGATTCAGATTCGCTCTGCTATCGACAACAACGGTAAGCGTATTCGTTTGAAAGCTGAACAGTTAATCGTTCCACCTGCACTAGAATTCCAGGCAGAGGTAATCCTCAAGTCTGTTCTCCGTTCTGGTACAGCTGACAACGATTTGAACCCAATCAAATCTACAGGCATGTTGCCTAAAGGTACACACGTGGTAACTCGTTTGTCCTCTAGCAAAGCTTGGTGGGTTCAGACTGATGCAGAAAACGGTCTTATGCTCGTAATGCGTCGTCCAATGGAGAAATCCATGGAAGGCGATTTTGAGACAGACAGCATGCGTTACAAAGCAACCGAGCGTTATGCTACTGGTTGGCACGACGCACGTAACGTTTACGGTACTCAAGGCGTTTAAACAAAAGCTACCAAAAGTAGTATTTGGAACCCCGGGGATAAAGTCCCGGGGTTTTTTGCTTTTTAGGGCGTATTTTAGCCGTTTTGCGTATTAGTTAAAATAAGGAAGATAATCCCTCTTCGACCGCCGACACTTCCCGGATGGACGACTCAGAGACGACTAGGGATACCCACTGAGATAAGGAAATAAACAATGTCAAGTACATTTACAGCACCCATTCGTGTAAACACACGTCAAATCACATCTAACGATGGCACAATTAGCCCAGATAACACTGGCGCAGCAGTATTAAGTCAAGAACAAACAGTAACAACCACAACAGACGCAACAATCTATTTGCCAGCTGGCTCTTTCATTCAACAAGTTGTATTTGTTGCTACTGATACTGGAACAGCCCGTGATATCACTTTAGACGGCGTTAGTATTGGTAACGTTCCAACCACCGGTGTTTGGAATTATGGTAATTTAACAAGCGTAGCAATTGCTAACACAGGCCCCGCAACTTCAGTTTTAGTTGTTCCACACGGTACTGATGGTTCTGCTGGTGTAGTATCTGTAATGTATACAGCACGTAACGCTGACGGCACAATTACTCCTTACGGTTCTGGCTATACAAATAACTAATTAGGAGCCAACCATGCGTCAAGTAACCATAAAGGCTGATATTCCTGGAGACGGCGGAAAATACAATACCGCTCCAGTAGTACTCGACCAATATTTGACTCCGTTTCAAGTTTCATACCTATCTAGCAATGGTGGCCAAGTTGAAGTAACTTTCACCGATCCCTATCCAGTAGTAGACCAAAATTTTGTCGAAGCTGAATACGATTGGATGAATGCTGATACTAGTTATCCAAATGCTGGCAATTTTTTAGGCCAACCAGTTCGTGCAGTTAGATTAACTGGCGTGGATTTAGGTACGACACTTACGGTAGTTCAATCCGGAGATAAGTAATGCCTGTTTACCTCGATACCCGGGGTAACAGTGTCCTGTCTGTGGCGATCTGCGATCGCTGCAGCAGGAAATTTGCGTACGTAGATTTAATGCCAGACCCAAACTTTCCTGGTATGAGAGTTTGCAAAGAAGATTTAGATAATTTTGATCCGTGGCGCTTACCTGCATTGCAAACAGAAAACATTGCTTTGCGATTCCCACGACCAGACACTCCAGTCGCTATTGGACCTGTTAGCGGCGAACAAATTGTTACAGCACCAAACCCAGACGGACCAATTGATAGTCCCGTTGGGCAACTTATACGCAAACCAAATAATCCATCGCGTAATTCAATATTTATTACGCAAGACAGAACTCAGTCAACAACCGCCGGCAAATCTGGCGACTTAAAAATATAAGAACATGGCCGATCAAAGCATATCACAACTATCCGTTGCCTCAACTCCATTAACAGGAAATGAGGTAACTGTACTTGTACAAAACGGTATAACCAAACAAACTTCAGTTCAAAATATTGCTAATCTTGGTGGCCCCACTGGTCCAAGAGGTAACACAGGACCAACAGGTCCTACAGGCGCTCCTGGTACACCTGGCCAATTTGGTGGTCCAACTGGCCCAACCGGCAATACCGGCGCAACAGGACCAACAGGTGCAAAAGGTGATACTGGCGATGCAGGAGCAGCCGGCCCCACTGGTCCTACAGGTACTGCAGGAACATCTGGCACAACAGGCCCAACCGGTGCAACCGGACCAACAGGTGCAGCATCAACAATCCCTGGACCAACAGGTCCGTCCGGCACAGGACCAACAGGCGCAACAGGACCAACTGGTGCAGCATCCACCGTACAAGGCCCAACAGGTGCAACAGGCCCCACTGGTGCTCAAGGTAATCAAGGTAACATCGGACCAACAGGTCCTCAGGGTGTTCAAGGTATTCAAGGTGTTCAAGGTGTTCAAGGACCAACCGGCGCAACTGGGGGTCAAGGACCAACTGGCACACAAGGTGTAACAGGCCCAACAGGTGCAACTGGTTCAGCATCAACTGTAGCGGGTCCAACAGGTGCAACCGGGCCAACAGGTTCTCAAGGTAATGTAGGACCAACAGGCGCTCAAGGTATTCAAGGCGAGCAAGGCGTTCAAGGTATTCAAGGTATCCAAGGTCCAACAGGATCACAAGGTTCAACAGGTGCAACAGGCCCAACAGGCACAACTGGTGCACAAGGTCCTACAGGTTCTACCGGCGCAACTGGCCCAACAGGTTCCACTGGCGCAACAGGTGCAACTGGCCCAACAGGTTCCACTGGTGCAACTGGCGCAACAGGCCCTACAGGCGCAACTGGTGCAACTGGCCCAACAGGTACACAAGGTAACACTGGTCCAACCGGTCCTCAAGGTGTTCAAGGCATTCAAGGTCCAATAGGTGATCAAGGACCAACTGGCCCAACAGGTACTCAAGGTATTCAAGGTGTAACTGGCCCAACCGGTGCTACTGGCCCAACAGGTTCCACTGGCGCAACTGGTCCTACAGGCCCAACAGGCGCTCAAGGTATTCAAGGTGTAACTGGCCCAACTGGTGCAACTGGTCCTACAGGTTCAGTAGGCGACCATGGACCAACTGGTCCAACAGGTGCAACAGGTCCAAGCGGCCCTACAGGCGCGCAAGGTATTCAAGGCAATAATGGCCCAACAGGCCCAACAGGCACACAAGGTAACGTTGGTCCAACAGGTCCAACAGGTAACGTTGGTGATTTTGGCCCAACTGGTCCAACAGGCGCAACAGGTCCAAGCGGCCCAACTGGCGCTCAAGGCATTCAAGGTAACGTTGGTCCAACAGGTCCAACAGGTTCTACCGGTAACACTGGTGCAACTGGACCAACAGGCGCCCAAGGTATTCAAGGTAACACTGGCCCAACAGGTCCCACAGGTTCACAAGGTAATGTCGGACCAACAGGTCCAACAGGCACACAAGGTGATCATGGTCCAACCGGTCCAACGGGTGATATAGGTCCTACAGGTCCTACAGGCGCGCAAGGTATTCAAGGTAATGTTGGTCCTACTGGCCCAACTGGCGCTCAAGGTATTCAAGGCGCAACTGGTCCAACCGGCGCTCAAGGTATTCAAGGCGACACTGGTCCTACAGGTCCTACCGGTTCACAAGGTAACGTTGGTCCTACAGGCCCAACAGGCGCTCAAGGTATTCAAGGTGACACTGGCCCAACTGGTCCAACAGGTTCTACTGGTAACACCGGTGCAACAGGCCCAACTGGTTCACAAGGTATTCAAGGTGTAACAGGTCCAACAGGTGCAACAGGCGCTACAGGTCCTACCGGTGCAGATTCAACAGTACAAGGCCCAACTGGTCCTACCGGCCCAACAGGCGCGCAAGGTGATATTGGCGACCATGGTCCAACAGGTCCTCAAGGCGTACAAGGTATTCAAGGTAACCAAGGTCCAACTGGTGCACAAGGTAACGTAGGTCCTACAGGCGTACAAGGCCCAACTGGTCCAACTGGTCCAACAGGTTCTCAAGGCAATTTGGGACCCACTGGCGACACAGGCCCAACAGGCCCCACAGGTGCGCAAGGTACATCAATCAATTTAAAAGGCACCGTTCCAACAGTTGGCGATTTACCAACAATTGGAAACGTTATAAACGATGCCTATATTGTTCAAGCCGACGGCGATTTATATGTTTGGGATGGTTTAGCTTGGGTTAACGTAGGCCAAATTGTTGGACCACAAGGCCCAACTGGTGCACAAGGCGATGCGGGCCCAACAGGACCTACAGGTTCTGTCGGACCAACTGGTTCACAAGGTAATACCGGTCCTACAGGCCCAACAGGCGCGCAGGGTAACCAAGGGAACGTAGGTCCTACAGGTCCTCAAGGCCCACAAGGTATCCAAGGCCCACTGGGTGACGTAGGTGCAACCGGTCCTACTGGCCAAACTGGTGATACAGGTCCTACCGGCCCCACTGGCGCCGACTCTACTGTAGCTGGTCCAACAGGCCCAACTGGTCCAACAGGTTCTACCGGTAACACTGGTCCAACTGGTGCGCAAGGTAATGTCGGACCAACTGGTCCTACAGGCGCACAGGGTATTCAAGGTGACTTTGGTCCTACTGGCCCAACAGGCGCAACTGGCGATACTGGCCCAACTGGTCCCACAGGCGCTCAAGGCATTCAAGGCGATACTGGTCCTACAGGCCCAACAGGTAGCCAAGGTAATGTTGGTCCTACTGGCCCAACTGGTGCACAAGGTATTCAAGGCAATACTGGTCCAACAGGCCCAACAGGTTCACAAGGGAATTCTGGCCCAACAGGCCCAACAGGTTCAGTGGGTGATGTAGGTCCAACAGGCCCAACAGGCACAACTGGTGATACTGGTCCTACCGGCCCAACTGGCGCTCAAGGTATTCAAGGCGACACAGGCCCAACTGGTCCTACAGGCACTATGGGCAACACTGGTCCTACAGGTCCAACAGGCGCACAAGGTATTCAAGGTGACACTGGCCCAACTGGTCCTACAGGTTCACAAGGTGATGTAGGTCCTACAGGTCCTCAAGGCATCCAAGGCGATCATGGTCCAACAGGTCCAACAGGCACAACTGGTGACACCGGCCCAACAGGTCCTACAGGCGCTCAAGGTATTCAAGGTAACACCGGTCCAACAGGTCCTACAGGTTCTCAAGGTGACGTTGGTCCTACTGGCCCACAAGGCATCCAAGGCGACACTGGCCCAACTGGCCCGACAGGCACAACTGGTGATGTAGGTCCTACAGGACCAACAGGTACAACTGGTAGCACCGGCCCAACAGGCCCAACAGGCACTGCTGGTTCCGATGGACCAACAGGCCCAACAGGAACTGCTGGCAACACAGGCCCAACAGGTCCAACCGGTAACCAAGGCGACCCTGGTGATCATGGTCCTACAGGTCCACAAGGTGTTCAAGGTATCCAAGGCCCAACAGGATCACAAGGCTCAACTGGCCCTACAGGATCAACTGGTCCTACAGGTTCACAAGGTGATGTAGGTCCTACAGGTCCTCAAGGTGACGTAGGTCCAACAGGTCCTCAAGGTCCTACAGGCTCGCAAGGTCCAACAGGTCCGCAAGGTCCAACAGGATCTACCGGTCCTACAGGCGCGATGGGTCCAACAGGTCAAACTGGTCCTCAAGGTGACGTAGGCCCAACTGGCCCACAAGGTATCCAAGGTATTCAGGGTATCCAAGGTGACACTGGTCCAACAGGTCCAACAGGTAGCTCAGGTACAGCTGGATCAACTGGTCCTACTGGCCCAACAGGCACAACTGGTGCAACTGGTGCAACCGGCCCAACAGGCGCAACTGGTAACACAGGCCCAACTGGTCCACAAGGTATCCAGGGTGATGTTGGTCCTACAGGCCCACAAGGTGTTCAGGGTATCCAAGGTATTCAAGGTGTAACTGGCCCAACAGGCCCAACAGGCACCACCGGCAGCACTGGTCCAACAGGTCCAACAGGCACAACTGGTAACACTGGCCCAACAGGTCCAACAGGTACCACCGGCAGCACTGGTCCAACAGGTCCTACAGGCACAACTGGTAACACTGGTCCAACAGGTCCTACAGGCACAACAGGTACAGGCGGCCCAACAGGCCCAACAGGTCCTTCAACATACCCAGCAGCTGGTATCGCGGTATCTACCGGATCTGCGTGGGGCTCCTCGTTAACCGCTCCAGCTGGCGCAATTGTTGGTACAACTGATACACAAACGCTGACAAACAAGCGTATTAACCCACGTGTATCGTCTACCACATCAGCATCATCCGTAACCCCAGATGTGTCTGCATACGACGAATATGCCTTCACAGCACTGGCAGCAGCCCTAACAATTAACGCCCCAACAGGTACTCCTACCGATGGCGCTAAGTTGATCTTTAGATTGTTAGACAATGGAAGCTCACAAACATTGAGCTGGAATGGTACATATACCGTAATTGGTGTTACACTACCAACTTCAACAACAGCAAGTAAAACAACCTATGTGGGTTGTATTTACAACGCTACGTTAACTCGTTGGGAAGTAGTAGCAGTAACCACACAGGCGTAATATGGCAACTTGTGCAGTTCTTGATAAAAACAATGTAGTAGTTAATATCATCGTGGCGGATCCAACGGATCCGCCACCTGAGGGACATATACTCGTTTTGGTAAACGACGGCGAGTTCGTTGATATTAATTGTGTTTATAATGGAGTAACTTTTAACCCGCAGTAACTAACCGGTTCGTATGAACCTAGAGGAATGACAAATGAAAATAGCAGTCTATGCGATCAGCAAAAATGAAGAGATGTTTGTTAAACGTTTTTGTGATTCAGCCAAAGATGCCGATCATATTATTATCGCCGACACAGGATCAACTGATCGTACTGTCGAGTTAGCAAAAGAGCATGGTGCAGACGTTTATAACATCTGTATCAATCCTTGGCGATTTGATAAAGCAAGAGATACTGCACTCGCACTAATTCCTAGCGATGTGGATGTTTGTGTTTCACTAGATTTAGACGAAGAGTTACAACCCGGTTGGAGAGAAGAAATTGAGCGCGTCTGGAAGGAAGATACTACCAGATTGCGCTATAAGTTTGATTGGGGTGCTGGAATTGCGTTTTATTACGAAAAAATCCACCACCGCAAAGGTTATCATTGGCATCATCCATGCCATGAGTATCCAGTAGCGGATGTCCGCACAAAAGAAGTTTGGGCTCAAACGGATATGTTGTTGGTTATTCACAAACCCGATCCAACAAAGTCCCGTGGTCAATATTTAGATCTGTTGTTGTTAGCAGTCACTGAAGACCCACGTTGCCCACGTAACGCATTTTACTACGCTAGAGAGTTGACTTTCTATCGTAAATGGCAAGAAGCAATTGACGCACTTAATAAGTACTTAGCAATGCCAGAAGCAACCTGGCAAAACGAACGTTGCTATGCAATGCGTCTGTTAGGTAAATCGTACGATGAGCTTGGTTGGGATGGTTTGGTATGGCACCGTCGCGCGTGCGCGGAAGCCCCGGGCACTCGCGAACCATGGTGCGATTTAGCAACGGCTTGCTACAGAAAAGGTTTATGGGAAGAGTGTTTTGCAGCAGCAAGCAACGCGCTTAAGATTAAAAACAAAGAAGCTGTGTACACAATGGACCCAACAGTTTGGGGCGCATTACCGCACGACTTACTAGCAATCTCGGCATATAACTTAGGTTTAAAAGAAGAGGCAGTTAAGCATGGTGAGCTTGCCGTCCAATTTGAACCACATAATGAACGATTAGTTAAAAACTTGGAATACTACAAGGCTTAATAAATGGCAATTTCTTTTGTTGCGGCAGGCACTGTTGGGTCAGGAACTTCAGCTGCGCCCGGATTTCCTACAGGGTATGCTGTAGGTGATTTACTATTAGTTTTTTGTAGCGGTTCAGGTTCAGGACCAATAACAATTGCCCCAACAGGTTGGACAAAATACGCATCTACATCAGCACAATTACTTACCGTTTTTTATAAATTTGCAACAAGCACTTCAGAAGCCGCAGTAACACTTTCAGGAGGAAGTACTTCTTGTAAAGCTGTAATAGTTGCTTATCGTGGAGTTGGTGCTATTCAAACAGCTGCAGCATTTACAACTTCATCTACTACAACTTTAACTACTGCTTCGTTAACAACAATTGCAGCCAATGAATATGTAGTAAGTTGGTTTGGTGCCGGCGCAACCCCAGCAGCAACATTTTCAACGCCAACGGGGACTACATCAAGATTTAATTCTGGTAGCAGTGGATCAATTGCCGGTCTTTTAGTCGTAGATGAATTACAAGCATCGGCCGGAGCTTCGGCAACACGATCAACAACACTCTCTAATAGCCCATCATCTGCAGCAGGCGCTATTGCTCTTTTACCAATTCGAACAGGCGGAGTATATTGGGTCGGTGGTAATGGAACATGGGATACTTCTTCAACAACTAACTGGTCAACTACTTCAGGAGGCACTGGCGGAAGTTTTCCCCCGGGGCCTGCTGAAGCGGCTATTGTTGACAGTAGTTCTGGTTCTCCAACAATTACATTAAGTGGTACACTTACACCCTGCGCATCTTTAACAACTACTGGCGCAACTTGCACACTTACGTCTACAGGTACCATTACATTAAATGGTGGCATGACGTTATCTGCCACTACCACATGGTCTGCTACAGGCGCGTTAACATTAGCAGGAACTGGCACAATCACCACAAACGGTGTTTCTATTGCCTCTCCAATTACTATTAATGGTGTTAGCCAAACAGTCACATTAGGTAGTGCATTAACTACATCCGGTGCATTAACCTTAACCAACGGCACATTGGCGCTAAACAGTTTTGATGCTCGCTGTTTAACATTCTCTAGCAATAACTCAAATACCCGTGGTGTTACATTTGGTTCTAACTACGTCAACATCACCAGCACATCAACTGCAACTGTATTAGATATTATCACAGCAACATCTTTTACCCCCTCTGGAACTGGCGGATTTAAGTTAACTGGCGCTGCATCTGCAGTAACACGAACCATTGTTGTTGGTACAACTGGCGGCGCAGCAGCAACCTCACCAAACGTATTTGTGGCTGCTGGTTCGGATACAGTAGCAATTACCACCGCAAGTAACTTAGGCGATTTAAACTTCACTGGATTTACTGGAACATTTGCCCCTGCTGCAGCATACACACTTTACGGTTCATTAACCGCCGCATCCGGCATGACATGGACCACTGGTACAGGAACCATTACGTTTGCCGCAACATCCACTGGCAAAACAATTACTACTGCAGGGAAAACATTATACGCCGTAACGTTTAACGGCGTTGGTGGTGGCTGGACATTCCAAGATTCCTTTACTTGCACAAATGCGTTTACTTTAACTGCCGGTGCGTTAACATTAAATAGCCAAACTATAACCGTTAGCACTTTTGTATCTAATGGCTCTTTAACCAGATCGATTGCATTTGGTACCAGTAATATTAATACCACCGGTACCGGTACTGCAATCAATATGGGTACATCCACTGCCGGATTTAGTTACACTGGAACCGGAGCGCTTAGATTAACATATAGCGGCGCAACAGCAACAACTTATGATACTTCCGGTACATTTACAGAATCTACTGCACCAAATATTAGTGTTACTGCGGGCACATATACGCTGACAATGGTATCCGGAAGTATTGTTAAAAACCTTAATCTTACCGGCTTTAGTGGAACGTTTAGTGGTACTGCCGCAACTGTTTATAGCATTTACGGGTCATTTACTGCCTCATCAACTATGAGCGTTAGTGCCAACTCATTTGAATTCAATTTTATATCAACCACCACGGGGAATACGCTTTTCTTTGGGGGCAATGTTTTTTATGCAATGACATTTTCCGGTGTTGGAGGTGAATGGACTTTACAGGATAATGGATATTTACAAGAAACTAATAATGCTGCTGAGCTAACATTAACCGGCGGATCCCTTGTATTAAACAATTTTAATTTCTCCTGTTCAGTGTTTGTAGGTACAGGAACAAATGTACGAAGTATAAATTTTGGTACCGGATATATTATTCCTAATTCTGTAACTTCAGGGACAATGGTAGACATATCCAATGCAACAAACTTTACTTGCACTGGTACAGGCGGTTTTTATTCAAATAATAGTTTATCGAGTCTTTCTCTTACCCGAACATATGTTTGTGGAACTACTGGAGGATCGGTTGCAGGAGCCCCCAATTTAACATGGGTAAACGCTGTAGGAGCTAATAATGTTATTGCTATTACTAGTGGTAGCTGGTTTCAAAATTTAGATCTTACTGGATCTTCTGCAACATTTGCTCCTCCTGCCGCGCTAACACTTACCGGATCGCTTAAGCTTGCGTCAACATTAACTTACACTACCGGCACAGGCACCATTACTTTTGCCGCAACTTCCACTGGTAAAACCATTACAACCGCAGGTAAATCATTATACGCTGTCACATTTAACGGCGTTGGTGGCGGCTGGACATTATCAGATGCTTTAACAGCAACAAACGTCTTTACGGTAACAAACGGTACGTTTAATAGTAATAATTTTAATATAAGCGCATCATCTTACACGCTTACTGGTGGCGCTATTAATATGGGTTCTAGCACATGGTACGTGCTTGGCACTGGCACTTCTTGGAATCGTACAGGCACAACAATTACAGCAAATACATCAACAATTAGGTTTGATGGGATTACATCAGCAACAATTACTTTTGCTGGTGGTGGCGCAACATACAATAATTTATTGTTATTTAACTCTGCGTCAAGTGGCATATTTGCTATTACCGGTGCCAATACATTTAATACACTAACTAGTAATAGAACTGGTGGCTTTACACTTACGTTACCATCTAGTGCCACTACCACAGTAGGAACTTGGTCTATGACTGGCCCATCACCTGCCGGCGCAATAACATTAAACAGTTCTACACCCGGCGTTCAAGCAACGCTATCAGTGGCTAGCGGAACCGTAAATCCAATATACGCGTACATTAAAGACAGTAACGCAACCGGCGGAGCAACATTCGTTTCTACAAACGCGGTAGACTTAGGTAATAATACCGGCTGGGGATTTTCAGGCACTGCAGGCGTGTTGTATTGGGTAGGCGGTACTGGAACTTGGTCCACTAGCGCAACAAATTGGTCATCTACGTCTGGTGGAACTGGTGGAAAACCACCACCAACATCGGCTATTGATGTTTTTTTTGATGGAAATTCTGGATCTGGCACAGTCAGTCTTTCTGTCTTAGCTAGTAATTGCAAATCCCTTGACACAACCGGATCATCTTTTACATTTGCAGGCACCGCAGGACTTAGCGTTTATGGTAATACGTTTACGTTATCCCCAACTACCGTTTGGAGTGCTACAAGTCAAATTTTTTGGGCGCAAACCGGAGGAATAACAACCGTAACAACAAACGGTGTTACCATGTCTTCTAGTTTTTTACAACAAGGAACCGGCAATCCAACAGTTACTTTAAACGGAAATCTTACCGCAACAGGTTCGTGGAGTTTTAATAGTGGTGGCATAAATTTAAATAATTATAATTTGACATTGGGGTCACTTAGTTCGCTAAACGGACCAACATTAACTTTTGGTACAGGGATTATCACACTTACTGGCGCAAACAATCCAACAAATATTTTAAATATATCAACAGCTATTACTTATACTGGTTCTGGAACAATTAATATTAGTGATAGTGGTTCAACAGCTAGAACCATTATAACTCCAAATACAACTACCGAAGCACAATCACTTAGTGTTAACGTTACTACTGGAACATACGCCCTTACACTGACAACAGGCAGTGTGTTTAATAGTTTAAACTTTACTGGATTTGCTGGTTCTTGTGCACCTGCAGCGGCGTACACCATTTATGGTTCACTAGCGCTCTCATCCGGAATGACATGGACCACCGGCACAGGCACAATTACATTTGCCGCTACATCTACGGGCAAAACAATCACATCCGCCGGTAAAACATTATACGCCGTCACATTTGCTGGTGTGGGCGGCGGTTGGTCATTGCAAGACGCAATGACAGCAGCATCCACTTTTACGTTAACCAACGGCACGTTTAACGCCAATAATTTTAACGTAACTGCATCGTCTTATACGCTTACCGCCGGCGCCATTACTATGGGTTCCGGTACATTTACAGCTAGCGGTACAGGAACAGTTTGGAGTCTTACTAGCACAACTGTTACGCCAAATACTTCAACCATAGTATTATCTGATACTTCAACTGCTACAAAAACATTTGCTGGTAATTTCGCAACTTACTACAACTTGCAAATTGGTAACGGTGGCGGTGCAGCAACCTATACTTTTATTGGTTCCTGTACATTTAATACTATTTCCAGTAATAAAACTGCCGCTTATACCGTTACATTGGAGTCTGCCTCTACGATTACAGTATCAAATTGGACTGCAACAGGCACATCTGGCAACGTATTAACACTAAACGCAGCAACTGCTGGTGTACAAGCTATACTAGCACTGTCCGGTGGCGGTATCGTTTATGGAATGGACTATTTATCCATCCAAGATATTAGATTCACACCAGATCCTAGCGGAACTCAGAGGTATGTATGGTATGTTGGAACAAACTCTACTTTTGTTTCATTCGTCAGTGGTGCATTATCAACATCCGATACTACCAAAATTGCTTATCGGTTAACAACCGGTACATCTTGGACTGTTCCAGCTGATTGGAACTCAGCAAATAACAATATTTATCTTATTGGCGGTGGCGGTGGCGGTAGTGGTTCTGTGGCAGCATCAACAAGCGGCAACCACGTTTCTGGTTCTGGTGGCGGGGGTGGTGGTTTTACAGCTGCAACTAACGTTACTTTAACCCCAAGCAGTTCAGTAACATTCGCTATTGGCGCAGCAGGAACAGCAGGTACTGGTGGTGGCACAACATCATCTACAGCAGGTGCTGGCGGAACAACTTCATTTAATTCTGGAGCATATTCTGCAACCGGGGGCGGAGGCGCATCCACCACTACCACTACAACTACTGTGGGTTCTGCAGGTACAGGTTCTACATTTAACGGCGGAGCTGGTGGTTTAGGTAATGGCACTACAAACGCCACTAGAGGGGGCGGCGGCGGTGGTGGTTCTGGAGGTATTGATGGGGCCGGCCAAAATGGTGGTAACTCCGTTACTACTACGCCCGGTACCGGCGGTCAAGGTAACAATAATGTATCTAATTTTTTAAGTATTTCTCCAATACAATACGGCGATGGTGCAGCAGGATCCATAAACGCAACAACCATTGTTGCAGCTGCTCAAGGATTTGGAGGTGGCGGTGGTGGTCGTGGTGTTACCGCTAGCGTGGCAACAACCGGAAATGGCTCTAATGGAGCCCAAGGCATTATTTTCATTCTATATACCACAACAACGCCCCCAGCATCCTCCGGCAACTTCTTCCAATTCTTTTTATAGAATACGATTATGGCTCAAACAAATAACACAATCATTCAGCTATATTACAGCCCGACGCCATCGGCAATGCCTAATGCTGCCAATTTATCGTATGGTGAATTAGCGCTTAATATTGTTGATGGCAAACTGTACTTTAAAGACAGCACTAATACGGTATCCGTTTTAGCAAGCACCGCCGGTGCATCGGGCACAGTACAAAGTGTGGCTGTTACAGCAGCCAACGGATTTAACGGTACAGTATCAAACGCAACCACTAATCCTAACATCACGCTAACAACCACTGTTACTGGCATTTTAAAAGGTAATGGCACTGCAATGTCTGCCGCATCTGCTGGTATTGACTATGCTCCAGCAACATCGGGATCAGCAATTCTCAAAGGTAACGGTAGTGGCGGCTTTTCATCTGCTACTTCCGGTACCGATTATGCTCCAGCAACGTCCGGAACATCTATTCTCAAAGGCAACGGATCCGGCGGTTTTTCCGCAGCAACAGCTGGGGTAGACTACGCGCCCGCGACTACTACAACATCTATCCTGTACGGTAACGGCAGCGGTGGTTTTGCCAATGTGGCAATTGGTAGCGGACTATCTTTTGTAAGCGGCACATTATCTGCCTCAGGCGGCGGTTCAGGAATAAATGGTACTTACCATGATGTTACAGGATCCCGATCTTTTAATACTACATATTACAATACTACAGGTAACACTATTGCAGTAGCTGCCTCAACCACTTGTTCAACAAGTTCCAATATTCGTGCGTATGTTGATGGCATTCAAGTTAATTTTTGGCAATGGCAATTTAACGGATGTGGTGCTTTTGGTGGAACTTATTTATTAGTACCAAACGGATCTAGCTATTATCTTGCTTCTGGCCAAGGTGTTCAAAATTGGGTAGAACTGTATTAAGGACAAATCATGAAATATTACAAAGACATCAACAATACAGTACATGCATTTAAAGAAGATGGTTCACAAGATCATTTAATTGGCGATAAAACACCGATTACAAAAGAAGAAGCTGAAGCTCTTGGCAAAGCTGGTCTTGAAGCTGAATTTGATGCACAAGACTATTATCGTAAACGTATTTTTAGTTATCCAGAAATGGGTCAATTTTTAGATGCTTGGGTAAAAGGCGACAACAATGCGCTAGAAGAATACCGCCGAGCCTGTCTTGAAGTAAAAGCTAAATATCCAAAACCCCCAGGATTCTAAATGGCACAAACAAATAACACCATTCTACAATTATATTACAGTACCACTCCATCTTTAGCGCCGAGTGGTTCTAACTTATCTTATGGTGAGTTAGCACTTAATATTTATGACGGCAAACTGTATTTTAAAGATAGTACCAATACAGTATCAGTTTTAGCAAGTACCGCTGGTGCATCCGGTACAGTACAAAGCGTAGCAATTACGGCTGCTAACGGATTTAACGGAACTGTTGCAAACGCAACCACCAATCCTAACATTACCCTAACAACTACCATCACTGGTGTTTTAAAAGGTAACGGAACTGCAATATCTGCTGCTACGGCAGGTGTGGATTATGCACCCGCAACATCGGGAACATCCATCCTTAAAGGAGATGGTAGTGGTGGCTTTTCATCTGCTGCAGCAGGTACCGATTATGCACCCGCAACATCGGGAACATCCATCCTTAAAGGAAATGGTAGTGGTGGCTTTTCATCTGCTGCAGCAGGTACCGATTATGCTCCAGCAACTTCTGGCGTATCTCTCCTTTATGGCAATGGCTCCGGTGGTTTTAGTAATGTAACTGTTGGCTCTGGCATTTCTTTTTCTGGTGGCACATTATCTGCTACTGGAACTGGCGGCACTTTAACAAGCGTATCCGTTGCTTCTGCTAACGGCTTTGCTGGTAGTTCAAGCGG